AGCATTAATGAATTGCAGACACTTAATTCTGATCACGTGATATCAGTGGCTGCACCAAGTAGCGTAGCAATGGAATACTTTGATGGCGTCGTAGAGGAAGTATCAGCTTTATCCGAAGGCCCAGAAATTTATGATGCAGCTGAAGAAATATTATATGACTCATCGTATGATGGTGAAATACAGATACATTAATTGGTATACTCCTTCACCCCGGCGGTACTTACCTATTTTACACTGAAAATGTGATTTTGTACATCTTTATTTTTTAATTCGAGAATAGAATTCAAATGTTTACTTTTTAATCAATATGTTGTATAATGTTAATACATTGAATGGAGGATGACATGACTAAGAAAAAGAGTGTGCATTATGTAAACAATGCAGATTTTTCTCAAGCAGTCGTCGATTATGTGACCCTAGTAAATGAGGCAAAGGATAAAGGTAATAATCCACCTGTAGTTCCTAATTATATTGCACAATGTTTCTTACGTATCGCTGAAGGCTTGTCTCACAAGCATAATTTTATTCGCTATACATATCGCGAAGAGATGGTAATGGATGCGGTTGAAAACTGTTTAAAAGCAATATATAATTACGATCTATCTCATGCAACGAGAACAGGTAAACCTAACGCTTTTGCGTATTTTACTCAAATTACTTGGTATGCATTCTTACGACGAATTGCAAAGGAAAAGAAACAACAAGATATTAAAATGAAATACCTGGCAAAAGCTTCACCTGAAGATTTCATTGAAGGATTTGATGGAGAAACACCAGGCTTGCAAGAAGTCACAAGCTATGTTGATTTACTACGTGACCGTATTGATCGTGTAAAAGATCAGGATGAGAAGATTAAAGAGTTTGGTAAAGAAGAAAAGAAACGGAAGAAACGTGCAGTTCATGCCGATTCTGATTTGACGGAGTTTTTAGAATGAGTGATAATGTTTATGAGGCACCGATTCAGGTTGACTCTGATGGCGATTTAATCCTTGTATTTCCAGATGAATTGCTAGCAGCAATGGATTGGAATGAAGGCGATACTTTAGTATGGCAACAAAATGAAGATGGTAGTTGGACTCTGACACGAAATGAAAATAGCGATACTGAATGATACACATTGTGATGTTCGTAATTCAGCTGACATCTTTTTAGAAAATCAAACACGATTCTATACAGATACATTCTTTCCATATTGTAAAGAACATGGCATCACTCAGGTACTTCATCTGGGTGATTACTACGATAATCGTAAACAAATCTCTGTCAAAGCACTTGGCCACAATCGTAGAATCTTCCTAGATCCTCTACGTGATAATGGTATGCATATGGATATCATTCCAGGTAACCATGACGTATACTATAAAAATACAAATGAATTGTGTTCTTTGAAAGAATTGCTTGGTCATTATATGAACAATATTCATATTATCATGGAGCCTACGGTTCTTGAATATGGTAGTATGAAGATTGGTATGGTTCCATGGATTAATAATCAAAACTATCATTCGACTGTTGACTGGATTCAAAACACAAGTGCTGATGTACTTTGTGCCCATCTTGAATTGAATGGATTCGATATGATGCGTGGTGTCAAATCTACGAGCGGAATGGATGCCGCACTTTTTAAACGGTTTGAAATGGTTTTATCTGGTCACTTCCATACAAAATCTCAGAGAGAGAATATTCACTATCTAGGTAATCAAATGGAATTGACATGGTCAGATGCAGGTGATCCTAAGTACTTCCACGTCCTAGACACGGAAACACGTGAGCTTACACCCGTACGAAACCCACATACATTATTTAAAAAAGTTGTGTACAATGACCGTGATACAGAGTATAATGATGTAACAGTTGGAGAAGAATACGACAACAAGTTCGTCAAAGTTGTGGTAGCAAATAAGTCAGACCATTTTATCTTTGAACGTTTCTTAGATCGTATTCAGTCTCGTAAGATTTTTGAACTTAAAATTGCAGAAAACTTTCAGGAGTTTATTGGTGAAAACGTTGAAGACGAAGGTGTTAACCTCGAAGACACTGGCGAGTTGCTTAATACTTACATTGACAATGTTGATACCGATCTAAATAAAGATCGTATTAAGAATGAAATGAGTGATTTGATGAACGAGGCGCAGGCACTTGATATCGTTTAAAACTGTTCGGTACAAAAACTTTTTAAGTACTGGTAATACTTTTACTGAGATTAAATTAGATCGATCTCAGTCTACATTAGTTGTAGGTCAAAACGGAGCTGGTAAATCTACAATGCTAGATGCTATCTCCTTTGGTCTATTTGGTAAACCTCATCGTAATATTAATAAACCACAACTTGTCAACTCAATTAATCAGAAGCAATGCTTGGTTGAGGTGGAATTCAATGTCGGTAAGACAGAGTATAAGGTTGTTCGTGGCATTAAGCCTGGTAAGTTTGAGATCTATAAAAATGGTCAGATGTTTAATCAAGAATCTCATGCAAAAGAATATCAGAAAATGTTGGAACAGAATATTCTGAAGCTAAACCACAAGAGTTTCCACCAGGTGGTCGTGCTGGGAAGTAGTAGCTTTATTCCATTTATGCAACTCCCGGCCGGCCACCGCCGAGATGTGATTGAAGATCTGTTGGATATCAATGTCTTTTCAAAAATGAATACCATTCTACGTGAAAAGAATGCAAGTCTGAAGGACATGACAAATGAAGTTGCTTATCAGCTCGACCTTATCACTGACAAAATTGATACACAGAAAAAATACATTAAGGATGTCAAGGCACTCAATAAAGAATATGCGGATAAGATTGAAGAAGAGATTGCGAAGCTTGAGGAAGAACAAACCAGACTCACGGACGAAAATACTGAGCTCGGGTCGTTCATTGAATCCAATACAACAAAGGTATCAGAAACGCTTGCTAAGCTCAACTCAAAGCAATCGACGCTCAAGGAGCACGAGCATGAACTCAAATCAGAAATCAAAAAGCTTGTTAAAGAAACAAAATTTTTCGAAGAGAATAGCACCTGTCCAACATGTTCCCAAGATATTCGTGATGAACTTAGGAAAGCTAAAATCGAAGATGCTTCGTCCTCAGCAAAGAACATTAGTTCAAAACTCAAAGCTATCGCTGAAGAGTCTGCTAAAAATGGAACAGATCTTGAGATCGCGACTAAAGTACAGGATGCTATCACGAACAAACAGCATCTGTTATTATCTAACAATAAGCGACTCGGGCAGATTTCGGAAAACCTTGTATCTAAGAGAAGTGATCTCGGAAAAATGCAAAGTGGTGGAGAAGATCTGGCATCGGCAACGGAGACTCTTGAGAGCTTATCCGAGCAAAAGGACTCTTATACCGAACAGCGATTACACCTCAGTGAGCAACGAAGCTACAATGAAGTTATCGGAGAGATGCTAAAAGATACTGGTATCAAAACAAAAATTATCAAACAATATCTTCCGGTAATCAATAAACTTGTTAATCAGTATCTACAGATCCTTGACTTCTTTGTACACTTTGATTTAGACGAGTCATTCCAAGAAACAATTCGGTCACGTCACCGTGATGAGTTTACATATGATTCTTTCTCAGAAGGTGAGAAGCAACGCATTGATTTGAGTCTTCTCTTTACATGGAGACAGATTGCAAAGATGAAAAATTCTATCTCAACAAATCTTTTGATTCTTGATGAGACGTTTGATTCATCTCTTGATGTGGATGGCGTAGAAAACCTACAAAAAATATTATCATATTTAAGTGATACAAATGTGTTTGTAATATCACACAAAGGTGATATTCTGGACGGTAAATTTAGATCAAAGATCGAATTTATCAAAGATAAAAACTTTAGTAAGATGGTAGCATAATGATTGAAATCTATGGTAAGCACGCATGCGCTTTTTGTGAAAAGGCTAAATGGCTTTGTGAATCACAAGGTTTAGAGTATACATATAGAACACTCGACAAAGATTATACACAACAAGAATTCTTTGAAATGTTTCCGACTGCACGTACGTTTCCACAGATTGTGGCGAATGGTCAACCAATTGGTGGTTACGATGCATTTGAGAAATCTTTAAAGGATTAACATGTTTGTATTTTTGTTTACGGCTCTTTTTGCATATGATAATAAAGAGTTCTTTGAAATGGTAGAGCAAAGACAAAATGTTTGTGATTGGCACTATGTGGGTAGAACTGAAGTCACGGATGAAATTGCTTTACCAGCAGTCGAACAAGACGGAACTAAAGTTTATTATTGGCACATTTGCAAAAAATGATTTACATATGGCCCGTTATGTGTTATAATGGGCTACATATAATACACGGAGAACATAATGGAACTAAGTGAAAGCACCCTATCGGTTTTACGTAATTTTTCTGGCATCAACCAGAATATTATGATCCGTACCGGTAATACAGTCAAAACAATCTCAGAGGCTCGTAACGTCTTGGCTACGGCTAAAGTCGACGTTGAGTTTCCTCAGGATGTAGGTATCTACGATCTTAATGAATTCCTTGGAGTACTCGGCCTTGTTGATACTCCACGACTCAAGTTTGATGATCAGTATGTAACAGTCAATGATTCTACTGGTCGTTCAAAGGTCAAGTACTTTTTCTCACCAGAAGAAACCTTGACAACCCCATCGAAAGACATCAATATGCCCGATGCAGATGTTAAGTTCACTCTTGATAACGATACCCTCAATCGTCTTAAGAAAGCTGCTTCTGCACTTGGGCATAATGAAGTCACTATTTCTGGCAAAAATGGTGTACTCAGTCTTTCGGTGGTGGAAAGCCAAAACTCAACATCAAATGCATTCTCAATTGATATTGATGGTGAGTTTGGCGATGCCACATTTAACTTCGTCTTGTCTATTGCAAATCTTAAGATCTTGCCAGGTGACTATGATGTAAGTATTTCAAATAAACTCATCTCAAATTTCTCTCATAAAGAGCTCGATCTCAATTACTGGATCGCTCTCGAAAAAACATCAACATATAATTAAGGATCATATATGAGCACACAAGCCGAACAACTTTCAGATCTTGCGAATCGTATTTCGCGCTCGACTATTGCAGTCGTGGATGCTGTCACGCAACGTGGCGGTTTTAAAGGTGAAGAACTATCAACCATTGGTCAGCTACGGGATCAATGTGTACAAGCTATTTCTCTTGTTGAGACTATGCAACAAGAAGATTCCCTGAACGTAGATGAGTAAAACGGAGGGCGCAATGCCCTCCACCTTTGAGAGATTATATTATGAGCAACGATTTTTTATGGGTTGAGAAGTATCGACCGCAAACTATTTCTGATTGTATTTTACCAGATCCACTTAAATCTACCTTTCAAAAGATTGTAGATGGTGGTGAACTTCCTAACATGTTATTTACTGGTACTGCTGGTCTTGGTAAGACAACAGTTGCCAAAGCTTTATGTAACGAACTAAATCTAGATTGGATTATTATTAACGCTTCAGAGTCAGGTAATATTGATACACTTCGAACAAAAATTAAACAATTCGCGTCAACAGTTTCATTGCAAGGCGGATACAAAGTTGTTATCCTTGATGAGGCAGACTATCTTAATGCACAATCAACTCAACCAGCGTTACGTGGATTTATTGAAGAATTTGCAAACAACTGTCGATTCATTCTAACTTGTAATTTTAAGAATCGGATCATCGAGCCGTTACATTCTCGATGCGGTGTGTACGAGTTCAACACCACTAAAAAAGAACTCGCAAGTCTCGCGGGTCAGTTTATGAAACGCGCAACATCTATATTAGATGCAGAAGGTGTTAGTTACGATCAGAAGACCGTAGCTGACTTAATTATGAAACATGCTCCAGATTGGAGGAGGATACTCAATGAACTTCAGCGGCATTCTATTTTGGGGATTACTGGCAATGGGAGCGATAGTAATGTTCTATCCTATAATTCTCTCTTTGATCATTTAAAAACCAAAGACTTTAAAAAGATGCGCTCATGGGTAGCGCAAAATGTTGATGCTGACGCCACAGCTATCTTTCGTGCAGTTTATGATCGCATGAATGAAAAGATCAAGCCCGAGTCAATCCCTCAGCTCGTCTTGATCTTGGCGGACTATCAATACAAGAATGCATTTGTTGCAGACCATGAGCTCAACATTGTGGCTTGTATGACGGAAATCATGGCAAATGTGGAGTTTGTATGAATCCGTTTGAATATCTAAACTCAATTAATTATACAAAGAAAGATATCATGGTTGATGATATCGCTGAAAAGCAATACAACAGTTTCATGGTGAATAGGTCTTTGTCCTATTTTCCTGATACTGTTCTTGCAGCAAATGAGATGAATCGATACCATCAGGTTGACAATCTTCTACAATTTCACTTTCTTATAAATATTATTCGTAAGCGGAAACGCTTTTCAAAATGGGATAAAAAGAAAACCGACAGTGACGTGGAAGTTATTAAAGAATATTATGGCTACAACGAAGAGAAAGCCTTACAAGTCCTTCAATTACTTTCCACTGACCAAATAACTGAACTACATAATAAGGTGAATAAAGGTGGAAGAAAGTAATTTGATTGAATGGAACCCGGCAAAGATGCTAGAGGTGACATTGAATGAACCAGACGATTTTTTGAAGGTTCGCGAAACGCTTACACGGATTGGCGTAGCATCACGTAAAGACAAAAAGCTATTTCAATCATGTCATATCTTACATAAGCAAGGCAGATATTTTATCGTGCATTTCAAAGAATTATTCTTATTAGATGGAAAGAAATCAAATCTAGAAGAGAATGATGTAGCACGTAGAAATACTATTGCAACCCTCATGTCTGATTGGGGTCTCATCTCAATTGAGAACTCAGAAGCAGCTAAACCACAAGCTCCGCTAAGACAGATTAAGATCATCTCTTTTAAAGACAAAGATCAATGGGAACTTTGTCCCAAATACAACATAGGAAATAAATGAACTATAAAAAAGTAGAATGCCCAAACTGTAAAAAAGAATTTCGTAAAGTAATCGACTCAGCATGGGTGATATTTTGTAGTGATAAATGTGCTAATGAACACGAAAGAAATAGAACAACATCTAGAAAAAATGATGGAGATCTTCGGCAGTCTGCCTGATCCTGTTCATCAGCCAAAAAAGTTTAAATATATGCTGGAAATGTATAAATTTTTATGGGTTAAATAATGAAAACTTTTAAATATAATGACTATGACCATTATGTAAATGAACAAATTGCAGGTAATCATAAAAAACTTTCTTGGCGATTTAAAAAAGAACATCATGTCAAATGGATTAAATCGCTACAATTAGAAGCAAATAATATTATTTGTCATGGTACGCGCAATGGCGGTGAGCAAAAAATATTTAAAAAATATTATGAAGATGCTTATATAATTGGTACAGAAATTAGTGATACTGCAGATCAATTTGAGATGACTATTCAGCATGATTTTGCTGAACCTAAAAAAGAATGGATTGGTAAATTTGATATTATTTATAGTAATTCATTTGATCATAGTTTTAACCCAGAAAAAACTATTTTAACCTGGAAAAGTCAACTATCTAAAAAAGGTATGATGTTTTTAGATTGGAGTGATAGACATAATTCGAATTCAACACCAATGGATCCTGTTTCTGGTACAACTGACGAATTTAAAAAATTTATAAAAAACTACAATATTAATGTGATTAATGAAAAAAAATTTCCCGAAGGCAACATACTTTTAGTTTGTATTGTATAAATAATTTCGGATGCGGAATAGGTCCGGTCCAAGTAACATAACCTTGCTTTAACTAGGAGGTCAATCATGACAGCACAAGGTGTAAATCATTTATTCCCACGTTCAGCGTTTGTAGGGTTTGATCATTTATTTGATGAACTCGACCGTGTCGCAAGGCATGCGAACGATAACTATCCACCACATAACATCGTCAAGGTAGGCGATACCAAATATCTTATCGAACTGGCAGTCGCTGGTTTTGCTCGCAATGAGTTAGAGATTGAGGTAAAGGATAGATCGCTGAAGGTCAAGGGTAAACATGAAAATCGAGGTAGAGAATATATTCATAAGAATATCTCAACCAAAAAGTTTGAAAAAACATTTCGTTTGTCTGAGTATGTTCAGGTAAATGGAGCAGATCTTACGGATGGCATTCTTGCCATTGAATTGGAAGTTGTAATCCCAGAAGAAATGCGTCCTCGTACAATTGAAATCAATTCGCGAGGAGTCACACATGACAACAGCAACACACTTACCGGAGAATCGCAGAGCGAGTTTCTCACTGAAAAAGGCCATAGCGCCCGTTACTAACTTCATCGTTCGTATCTTTGATGCGCTCGTAGAAGCCCGTCGCCTCCAGGCGGCAATGGAAACGGCACAACATCTGAAAGCTCATAACAGAGATTACAGAAACGTGTCGCTAGGTGACATTGTCAGAGAAATTATGAAAGACACTGACACCAAAGGAAAGGAGTAATTCAAGTCAGGTTTGGTAGTTATGGTACTACTAGCTGGATTCGGAATTGCCGAAGTTAGACACAAGTCTACAATAGACACACTTACACACAGAAAAGGAAACTATTATGTCGAACAAAAATCCATTTGAAATCCGTACTGAAATGCTTCAGCTAGCAAAAGACTACATGGATACTCAGTATCACATGAATGTTGAATTTGCTACAAAGGCATTAGAGACTGGTAGAAAATCTGTTGAAGAAGTACAAGAAATGTACAAGATGTATTCAATGGAAGATCTAATGGAAAAAGCAAGAGAAATGTATTCTTTTGTTTCAAAGAAAGACTAATTGATCGGAGTCCTTCGGGACTCCTTTCTTATAGGAGACAACATGCAACTAAGTAAAAATTTCACGATGGCTGAGTTCACAAAGTCACAGACTGCAGAGCGTAAAGGCATCGACAATACTCCGGAAGGAGATCATCTTGAAGCAGCTAAAGCACTTTTCGAAAATGTGGTCCAACCTGTACGAGACTTTTTTGGACCGACTGTACTTAATTCAGGTTACCGTTCCCCTGAGCTCAACGCAGCGGTTGGCGGCTCTTCTACTTCGCAACATTGTAAAGGTGAAGCGGCAGACATTGAAGTTCCAGGCGTACCTAATGCGGAACTGGCTGAATGGATCCGGGATAATTTGGATTTCGATCAGCTCATTCTGGAGTTCTATACTCCGGGTATCCCTGATTCTGGCTGGGTGCATGTTAGCTATAAAGCTGATGGGGATAATCGTAAGTCTATTTTGACTGCATCTCGTGTCGACGGAAAGACACAGTATAGCGAAGGAATCAATGCTTAAGGACAAAGCACGAAACATTTGGCTAAAGCTATTGAAGGCTGAGGCCAAACATCGTACTAAGAAAATTCAAAAACATGAACAGCGATTAATTGAAATCGAATTGGAGATGAAAAAGAATGGCAGCTAAAAGTTCTATGGGTGTCGCATGGCGTCCAGAATCTTTTAAAAAGGGTACTTCTATTGGTAGAGGTACATTAAAAACTTCTTCTATGAATAAAACAAAGAAGAGATCACACAAGGCATATAGAGGACAAGGATAATGGAAGGCAGAACAATTCCTGCCGTGACTTTCAAGAAGAGAGTCCGTGATGAATCTATCGGAGGGGACAACCCATTCAAATGGGTAGACGTAACAACAAAAGATATTTTCCTAGGCAATCGTGTCGTAGTATTTGCACTACCGGGTGCGTATACACCCACTTGCTCTACTTATCAAGTGCCGGGTTTTGTGCAGCATCACGAAGCTATCAAAGCACTTGGTGTGGATGATATCTATGTTCTATCAGTTAACGATACTTTTGTCATGCGCAAGTGGATGCTAGAGCAGGATTGTGCTGGTAAAATCGACTTCATTCCAGATGGTAACTGTGAGTTTACTAAACAAATGGGCATGGACTTAGATATGTCAGCCGTTGGTTTTGGTAAGCGTTCACGCAGATATGCTATGGTTGTAGATAACGGTGTTATTGAAAAAATGATGGCAGAACCAGATGCAACTGAAGACGATCCAGATCCATATGGTGTATCATCACCAGAGTCTGTAATGGAGTATCTTAACAGTGTCAAGTAAATGGCATGGCGGGAAGGGGAGCGATCCCCGTCCTGTTGATCCTAAAAAGTTCTCTAAGAACTGGGATGAGGTGTTTAAGAAGCACGATAAGTGTGGAACGCCTGAATGTTGTGGAGAATGCGATACTTCTCTTAAAACAAAAAACCTAATGAAATCATAACATTCCAAACGATAAATAATATTGAGGGGCACGGCAATGCCCCTCTTATGTAATCAATATTAACTCACAAGAGGAACTTACTGTGAAAAAACTGATCACAGGTTTATTTATATGTGCACTTAGTGCTTCTGTCTCAGCCAGAGATTATATTTCAATCGCTGGTTCATCAACTGTCCTTCCATTTGCAACAATCGTTGCTGAACGTCTCGGCCGAGGCATCAATCAGAAAACTCCTGTCGTAGAATCCGGTGGATCATCTGTCGGTAAGAAAGGAGTATGCGATGGTATAGGTACTCAGTTTATCGATATCGGTAATGCATCTTCACGGATGAAGCCAAAAGAATTAGAATACTGCGCAAAGAACGGAGTATCACTCACAGAAATTAAAGTTGGTTATGACGGCATCGTCTTGGCTAACTCTAAGCAAGCACCTCAACTGTCTATCTCACTTTATGACCTTGGTAAAGCATTGACAGCTAAAGTACCAGTTAATGGTGAAATGATAGATAATCCATATAAGACTTGGAAGGATGTAAATCCAGAACTTCCAGATCTTCCAATCCGTGTCATGGGACCACCAACCACATCTGGTACTCGTGCATCATTTGTAGAAATTGTTAATCAAAAGGCATATTGTAAAAAAGATGCTGAGGTAAAAGCAATTGGATATAAGGCTAAGAAGTGTCGTGCAATGCGAACTGATGGTGCTTATATCGAAGCAGGTGAGCAGGATAACCTGATTGTACAGAAACTACAAGAAGATCCAAATGCGTTTGGTATCTTTGGATTCTCATACCTTGATCAGAACTCTGATACAATTCAAGGTGCTAAGTTGTCTGGTGTAGTACCAACATTTGAATCAATCGCTGAAGGTAAATACAAAGCATCTCGTGCATTGTACTTCTATGTGAAGCATTCCCATGTGGGTGTTGTTCCAGGTATTCAAGAATACATGGAAGAGTGGACAAAGCACTGGGATGAAGATGGAATCTTGGCTGATGCTGGTATGATTCCTATGCCTGAAGCCGAGCGTGAAGAAATGAAAGAAAGAATGTCAACACTTGTTACGTTGACTGAAAATGATTTAGTGAATAAGGTTGCAGCAAAATAATTGTACTTTTGCTTAAATTTGATGTATAATACCTTATTCATTATGGAGAAACTATGCCCTTTTATACATCAGTTGTTCGTTATGCAAATCAAATGTTCTATCGCGGATACTCCGACAAGGGTGTCCGCGTTGAACGCAAAGACAAATTCAAACCTACCCTTTATGTTCCATCCAAAGAATACACCGGATGGACAGCACTTGATGGAACAGATGTAGATTCCATTCAATTTGATTCTATGCGTGATGCCAAGAACCACATCGAAATGTATCGTGATGTGGCTGGATATAAAATGTATGGCGCAAAGAATTATATCCACCAATATATCACAGAAAAGTTTCCGAATGAGATTCGCTTTGACCGTGATATGATCAACGTCCTGACAATCGATATTGAGACTGCATACGAAGATGGATTCCCTGAACCATCCAAGGCGGATCAAGAGGTTCTATCGATTACTGTTAAATCCAGTAAAGATGATTACTATCGTGTCTGGGGTTACGGTGACTTTGATACAGAGAAAGCACTGATTCAGCCAATGCATTTTATCAAATGTGAATCTGAGTTTGACCTGCTTGCAAAGTTCCTTGAGTATTGGAATAATCCTGTTCACAGTCCAGATGTTGTGACAGGCTGGAACATTCGGTTCTTTGATATTCCATACCTCATCAACCGTACTGCCAAGATTGTTGGCCTAGAAGCTGTCAAAAAATATTCACCGTGGGGTCTGATTGATTATAAAGAGATCGCAGTCCGCGGCCGTACACAAGATTCATATGATATCAAAGGTATCAATCAACTTGACTATCTAGAACTCTTCCAAAAGTTTGGTTATTCTTACGGTGCACAAGAATCGTACAAGCTTGACCACATTGCTCATGTAGTTCTCGGTGAAAAGAAACTTTCCTTTGAAGAACATGGCTCATTACGTAATCTGTATACTGAAGACTATCAACGGTATATCGACTATAACATGAAGGATGTGCAGCTTGTCGAACGTCTTGAAGATAAGATGGGACTGATTACTCTGGCTATGACTATAGCATACAAAGGTGGTGTCAACTATCAGGATACAATGGGTACCACTGCGATCTGGGAATCAATCATCTATCGTAAGCTTCTGACATTACGTAAGGTTCCACCATTCGATATCAAACCTGCAGGCAAAACTACATTTGCCGGTGGTTATGTCAAAGAACCTCAGGTCGGATTACATGATTGGGTAGTGTCATTTGACTTAAACTCTCTGTATCCAAATATTATCGTTCAGTGGAATATGTCACCTGAAACTCTGATAGATACACAGTCAGACGATGCAACGTGTGCAGCAAACGGCTCGTTCTATCGCAAAGACAAAGAAGGTGTTATTCCAAACATTATTGTAGACTATTACGAGGAGCGATCAAGCGTCAAGAAGATGATGCTTGCGTCACAACAAGAATATGAAAAGAATAAATCTTATGAGCTTGAGAAGGAGATTAATCAACTTGAGAACAGGCAGATGGCCCTCAAAATTCTTCTTAACTCTCTCTATGGTGCTCTTGGGAATCAGTACTTTAAATATTTTGATCTCCGCTTAGCAGAAGGTGTTACACTGACCGGTCAACGGGTAATTCAGTGGGCTGAGTCAGCGATCAATGATGAGATGAATAAACTCTTGAAGACGGATAAAGACTATGTTATTGCAATCGATACTGATTCTCTTTATGTTGATTTTGGTAGCTTCGTTAAGCACTTTAATCCCAAGGATCCTGTTGCATTTTTGGATGAAGCATGTAGAAACCACTTCGAAAAGATCTTAGAGAAAGCTTACGATAAGCTATTCCATAACATGAACTGTTACAAGAAACGTATGGTCATGGCAAGGGAAGTGATTGCTGATCGTGGTATTTGGACAGCAAAGAAACGTTACATTCTCAATGTCCACAACTCAGAAGGTGTACAATATGCAGAGCCGAAACTTAAGATCATGGGCATTGAGGCGATCAAGTCGTCTACTCCGGCAGTCTGTCGAGATGCGCTCAAATCCATGTTCAAAGTTATTGTCCGAGGTAGCGAGACTGAGACACAAGATGCTATCGCAAAGTTTAAAGCAGTATTTAAATCACTGTCGCCAGAAGAAGTATCCTTTCCCCGTGGAGTATCGGAACTTAATAAGTGGACCGACCGCAAGACGATTTATACCAAAGGCACTCCGATCCACGTACGGGGTGCATTACTCTATAACAACCAGATCAAGGATAAATCCTTACAAAAGAAATATGAACTCATTCAGGCTGGAGACAAAGCTAAGTTCTGTTATCTGAGAGTGCCAAACCATATTCGTGAGAATGTAATTACTTTCCCAGAATATCTTCCACCAGAGTTGCAGCTGCATAAATACATTGACTATGATAAGCAATTTGAGAAGACATTCTTGGAACCGCTCAATTTTATTTTAAACGCAATCGGCTGGAAAGCCGAAGAAGAAGCATCGTTGGAGGATTTCTTCGTATGATTACACTTAAATGGGATTGCCCAAATATTCATGAAGAATTTACTGCCGATCGGCAAATTGTTTTTCAAATTAAAGATGAAGCAACACTTGATGAGATGCTAGAATCATATACGCATTTCTTAAAAGCACTTGGATACCATGTGCCTGAAAATAATTATTTACAATTTGTTGATGATGGTGTATAATACCCACCTAAACGGAGAAAATTAATGTCAGATAATATGGTAAAAGATATTCACGATATGCATGCTAAGTATGGTGTGCATGAGTGGGTAAGAACAAAGATTGAATCTGGTGACACAGAATCACTTAAATCATTTCTTAGTTTTCGTATGGATTTCATTAATGAAGAATATACTGAAACACTAAAAGCAATTTTTCATGATGAAGATCCTGAAGAGATTGTTGACGGTCTCATTGATATTATCGTTGTTGCCTTAGGTACACTCGATGCCTTTGGTGTGAATCCTCAAAAAGCTTGGGATGAAGTACATAATGCAAACATGGCAAAAGAAGTTGGCGTCAAAGCTGAACGACCAAATCCACTCGGACTACCAGATCTTGTCAAACCAAATGGATGGACAGCACCAAGTCATGACGGAAACCACGGGTATTTCCCTCACTTTGTTCAAAAGCATATTTGATAACAAAACTCATAAGCGAATGGACCTCAAGTCCTTCGCTGATTTTGAGAAGCTGCTTTTCGAACTTTCACAAATTCCACGTGAAAATAAAAAATCAGCACAGTTGATATCACCTGCAACATATATAGAAAATACAACCCGCGCTAATAATAACGTAATCGATTGGGGTGGCTGGTGTGCAGTCGACGTTGACGACCACGAATTCAAAGGAGACTTAAAACATGAGTTGGATGTACTGGCTGGTGATTGGCACTACGTTTGTTATTCTACTGCAAGTAGTCGGAGCGATTCGCCAAAATTTAGGCTTGTATTTCCACTTAGACGAAGAGTTAGAAAAGAAGATATCAAAGCATTCTGGTTCGGACTCCAATCAAAACTTGGAAACATTGGAGATCGCCAAACTAAAGACCTATCAAGAATGTATTATATCCCTGGTCAATATCACGACGCTGACAACTTTATTTTTACTGGTGGTGGCGTACAATCTATTGATCCGTATGCCTTGATGCAGGAATTCCCTTACACTGAAAAGCGTGAGGGTAATAACTTCTTTGATCGTCTACCTGAAGAAGTTCAAAAGCAAATCATTGAACATCGTAAGTCTAAACTAGATAACACTAACTATAGTTGGAACTCATATCATGACTGTCCGTTCTTTCCGAAACACCTTGAAGCGGAGTATCGTTCTATTACTGGTACTGGCTGGTATCACACAATGTATCGAATTATGGTTTCTGTGGCTGCAAACGCCGTAAGAAAGCAATACCCTATTACTGCTGCAGAGATCTCACAGATGTGTAAGCAGCTTGATGCCGAGACCGGTAACTGGTACTCTAACCGTCCACTTGATAAAGAAGCTGATCGTGCACTTGAATTTGTTTACAAAAATATGTAAAAAAGTGTGTACATTTCCAGAAATCTTTGATAGAATGGCTTTACTGTTCATTAAATGAGAGAGACTATATTATGGGATTACTTGAAGAATTTGGTGTCGTAACAATTCCTCACGATACAATTGAAACACTTGGTCAAAATACCTTTAACTTAGATGGTGAATATACACCTCTTATTGAAGGTATTCGTTTTATTATGCCTAAAGTAAAACAAATGTATAAAGATGAAATACTTGCCGGCTTCAGACGTTTTAAACGTAAAGATGCTGTCGAATATTTTGATTCACTTCCTACATCACAAAGATCTGTGGAGCTTTCAAAGCAAATGGGTGATTCGATAAACAATTTATTCGAAGAGCTTTTAGAAGAATCCGGAATTACGCTATTAGTAGATCAAGGCGATGGTTTTGACTGGGCATATGAAAACAAACGTAAAACATTAATTGAAGACAAAAATGCAATGTCTCAAGATCTTAATAATCGTGCTTGGGTTGGTAATTCTAATTCAGGAGCAAAAGTAAGTATGCATCTTCTTAAAAGATTTCAATTAAATGAAAAGTATGAGTTAACTGGTGCACATGTTTCACTTGTTAATTTAGATGATACCACACAAAAATGGAAATCACCCAGTGCTGGTGCTAGAAGTACTTTATCATTTACAAAAGAAGATATTTATGGTATAATAACTGTTTTTGGTAGTTGGGAACCTAAAACCAAAAACATTTTTCCACGTTGGGAGGAACTATAATGGCTATTACAAATGCTGATATTACTCGTACTATCCAGCAGCAAATACTAAATTTTTTATTAACTAAACCTAATGGTTATATTATAACTAGTGGTAATTTAATTACAGATTTAGGACTAAACACAGAAGATAGAATGTATGATGATTTTGTTTTTAGAGCATTATCAAATATTAAATGCGATAATCTTTTAGCTGAAATTGGTAAAAAACTTACTCGAATAGGATATAAATCTAAGTTTAGTCGAAATGGTAAAAGACCAACCGCACTGTATAAATTAGAGGCATTATAATGCGTGAATCAATTAAAGTCCTGCAAGAATGTGCAGAGATTCAAGACAAAAAGTCTCGAGACTATCAGAATGAAAAGTCTCGTATTTGCCAAGCAGATTACTATCCGCGTGGCATTTTGTCAATTATGGAACTGATCAATACTAAGACAATCCGTCTGTGGTCAGTACTCGAAGCTATGGAGAATGATCCAGACTATGCACCAAACTTTGAATCAATCGAAGATTCGCTTAAAGATCTAATCAACTATTCTTCGTTTGCTGTTGCGTATTCTCGTGGTAAGATCGATGGCCAAAGCCCAGATCGTGATTTCCTCAATCGTAAAAAGCCATCAACTGTGAAAGAGATCCGTGATGCTGAAGGTCAATGATATCCGTGCCGACTTTATTGATAAGTTGGCTGCAGAAGAATTTACTATTGATAAGACTGGTCAAAAGACTATTGAGATCATCGGTGCATCGTTTCATGCAGATGAACCTGCTATCTTTGGCGAAGTGAATCAAGAGTATGTATGTGCAGAGATTGAGTGGTATCTAAGCGGATCTACGAATATTCATGACATTTATTGTGGCACACGTGAACCTCCACAAGCATGGAAACATTGTTCAGATGAGTGGGGTAATATTAATTCTAACTATGGCTATCTCATCTTTGATCCATTATATCATGGACAATATGAAATGGCGTTACAAGAATTGATAAATAATCCTGATGGCCGAAGAGCTTCAATGATCTATACTCGACCATCCATCTGGATCGAATACTCAGAAAATGGTAAAAATGATTTTATCTGCACAAACTCAGTCACCTATTATATCCGAGACAACTATCTCCATGCCGTAGTACAAATGCGTTCTAATGACGTAGTCTTTGGTTATAAGAACGATTATGCATGGCAACGATTTGTATTAAATAGACTGGCAGACGATATTAATGTTTCTGCAGAAAACATGTTTGAAGAAGATATTCGTCCAGGTAATATTGTATGGCAAGTTCAGAACTTGCATGTATATGAACGACATTTCCACTTGGTGAAATAATGAAAGTTTGTATTGGTCCATATAAAGAAGAAGGTCCTCGTAAAGAGGAAATTCACATCCATGATTACGATACTTGGAGTATGGACCATACACTTGCACTTATCGCTTTACCGATGCTGAAGCAACTCAAAGAAACAAAGCATGGTGTTCCATCATGTATTGAATATGAGGATATGCCATTACATCTTCAATTCATTGAAAAGCAATATAGTCAAACTTACGAATTATTTCCAGAAGATGATATGTGGGAACCAGAATTTGAAAGACAAGCAAAGGTTTGGGATTGGATCATGGACGAAATGATCTGGGCAATGGACCAGCTTGCTAATGAAGATAAAGTAGATCCAGAAACCTGGTATTCAAGAGAATTTAATGATCGCATGAGTAATGCGCTAAAATTATTTGGAAAGTATTATAGATCGTTATGGGATTAAAGTGGGATCAGAGATATTTAAAACTTGCTGAAGAAGTAGCGAGTTGGTCGAAAGACCCGTCACGGAAAATAGGTGCCGTGGCTGTAGGAGCCAAAGGTCAGGTTCTGGCCCAAGGCTTTAACGGATTTCCTCGAGGGATTGACGATAGTATAGAACGCTACAATGATCGTGAGAGGAAATATGAGCTGGTAGTTCACGCTGAGATGAATGTCATTTATAATGCAACATATAGTGGTGTATCTTTAGACGGTGCAGACTTATATGTGACGGGACTACCGGTATGTTCTGAATGTGCCAAAGGAATTGTACAAGTCGGTATCAAACGTGTTATAATGAGAGATATGGAAATACCTGAATCTTGGTTAGCCTCATGGCATAAAACACAGGAGATATTCAATGAAGCCAAAATATTATTCGAGTTCATTAAGTAAACTTTTTACAAAAGGAGATATAACTACAAAAAATCCCAAAACAGTTGAAGAGCTTGTTGTACAGATAGAGGAACTATCAGAGCGTATCAAGCAACTTGAAATTGAACAAGCGTATAATCAACGGGAGGCTTCTTAATTTAGGCCGGGCGAAAGCCCGGCTTTTCTACTTGAGATCTATATGATGAATGTAATTACAAATCCTATTTCAAATATTCCCGTCAATCCAAAATCACACGTCCATGGTTGGTCACAGGTATGGAGAGACCAACTCAATGCATCTATTAATCACAAGTGTACACCAGATACCCTCAGAAGTAATATTCTGTATATCGATCATGGTGCAAACTTTGGTGGTACACTAAATCTATTCGGTGGTGCTACAAAAGAAGTATACGATAGAATTAATCTAGTATGTTCACACTCTTATGTTGTATCATTAGATTGGGACATGCCAGACTATGGGGCAATGCTCAAGAAAAGGATCGGAGCAAAAACAACTTATGAAGGGATAACTGAACAATGGTGTGATCAGGTATCTCAGAGATGTAAACACATCTCATCTTTAAAACAACAGGATTTAAATTATGACAACATCATTGTGGGAGATTCTCATACTATCGCTTTTAGTGATAGCACTGATCGGGTGTATCGTAACGATGGTAAGACTTTGTATGGTGCAATCAAGTCGGGGCTTGGACAACTCCTCAGAGAGACTACTCCGAGCGGTCGAGTCACTTTATGCTTTGGTTCTATTGACATTAGGCATCATGTATTACGACACGATAACTTTGACATTAAAGACTTTGTTAGGCAATATGTAGAACAGGGAAATGATTTGGCAGAGGATGTATGGTATTGTGCACCGGTTCCAGTCGAATATGAAGATCGTAAGATTCCTAAATCAGGGTTCTACAAAGGTACACCGTTCTATGGATCAGCAACTGATCGTCGTGATATCACAATGCACTTTCTAGACGAGTTATACATACAATCGAACGATAAAGTTGTTCAACCACCAGATGACTGGTATACAATGGATGGCAAATCATATGCCAATACTTACATGGAATTTGGATCAAGCTTTCATATAGCACCTCCATTTTACCGTAGAAACGATTGGGGAGTATCACCACTTGGCGCATAATAATCATGTAGTTGATGGAATTAATAAAGATGTTGGACCATTATATACAGTTGACGATGCAAGATCTTACTATTTTGATCTTGCTAAAGATTGGACTGATCCTTACGGTGAACCTGTTGTTACCACTCATGATGGCGTTAGGGTTGTCCGGGATGATTACTTGGTTGGTTCTAAGGTACGCGGGGGTGACTGTCTCATTTCCTCGCTCCCTGATCATATTGATACCATTGTTTATGTTCAACCTCGTACTGGTCTTGCTGGTGTTTCTATTCTAGATGTAGCAAAACGTTACAATAAAAAAGTAATGTTGTTTATGCCGTCATCTAAAAAGATCTCACATCATCAGGCCTGTTGTATTGAACGTGGGTGTGACTATTCATTCCATCGTATTGCAGCAATGCCTAATCTTAATTTGATTGCAAAGAAATGGGCAGATGAAAGACCGAATGCTTTCTTTGTTCCATTAGGATTAAAGCATGAACGTGTAACGGCTGGCTTTGTTAAGACTGCATCTCAGATACCAGAACCTGATGAGGTGTACACCGCCACGTCCACGGGCGTGCTCACACGGGCACTTCAGATTGCTTGGCCAAATGCTAAGTTTACTTCTGTTTGTGTATCACGAAATATGAAAGCAGGTGAACTGGGTGTTGCAACTCCGATATCAGAACCACTTGCATTTACAGCATCAGAAAAAACTGAGAACCTTCCACCGTTTCCGAACATCGATACCTACGATGGTAAGGTGTGGAAGTATATACCTAAGAATAGCGATAAGGATATTTTATTCTGGAACGTTGGGAAGGAACCTGAATTAATAGACGAATCGATTTACGATCGAATAGATTCATACAGAGATTGGAAAAAGAAATGTTAGAAACTTGCTCAGACTTAATGCGCCGTGCGTATGAAACAAACTTCATAACAGTCCGTGATGGTAATATCAGTATTGCTCATCATGACCGTGATCATTTTTGGATTACACCAAGTGGTATTCGTAAACCAGATCTACAGCCGAATATGTGGAAAAAGATTGATAGTAAATCTGGCAAGTCATTACCATACACTGATATCAGTGCTAATCTAACTCCAAGTGGCGAATTACCATTGCATTGGGGACTACAAAGAGTTTTACCCGAAGATATTGAAACTCGTGTTGTTGTTCACTTACATCCAACGTATATTGTTGCTGCAATGCACCGTGGACTTAAATTAGAAGAATTAGTAGATCACTTTCCTGAGTTAGGTAGATACACTCGAGTTGCAAAGAGTACTCCAGATGTTCCACCAACGTCAAATGAACTTGGTGCTGCATGCCATGATAACCTAGGTTTAGGTACTGACGGTAGTTTGAAATTTGATATTGTAGGAATCAAAGGTCATGGTTGTGTTGCTATTGATGAGACACCATGGAGAGCATACGAACACATTGAACGATTGGAACATATTTCTAAGATTGTATTGGTATCATGAAGTGGATTAACGAAGAAGCAATTGACATCCTGACAAACTATTATTACCCCAGAGCAAAATGGCTGCAGCTAAATTGTAACTGGGGTAAAATTCCTTACGTCGGAGAAGAATCTAATTTAGAAATAAATGACGATTTGATGCAAAAGATTGATATATATGATTGCTATACACGAAATGCAGCAGGATTCTCAAACGTATTGCAAGACCTCAAGTTCATGACAGATACTCCGAAGAAGCATCACCACGATGCCAATCGTCGGCGTATTGTAGAAAGTTATGATACAAAATCGTGGGACCTTAAAACATGGTTCTATGTCTATATGTGTCACCGAGTCACTGGCTCAGGTGCATCGTTTACCCGAGATCACGGATATCGTAATAATGCAGTGCAGCATTGGGGTAATCTCCGTGATATTAGTGATATGAAAGAACATATGGTTCGAACAAAAGAATCAGGTAAACCGCTCTTCACATCTATCGGTAACCAACCACCATCACCTCGTAAGGGTGTTACATGTTTAGACTTTATGACAAATGAACTTGAACCACTTCTTGATAGACTGATTGATTGGTTGAATCAAGGTGTCAAAAAGACTCACAAACAGGTTGTAGATTATTTAAACAATTACAATATTGAACAAGGTCACAAGCGTTTTAATTTTGTCTATGCTGCATTCTCGTATGATCTGGGAGACTATCATAAGGATTTAGTTGATGATATGTCTCACGGATATTTTGGTAATAATGCAGTGCGATGTATGAAAGTATTATCGAGTGGTTACTCAACCGATGAGTTCATGGATATCCTGTGTGAACGTATGGGTGGAGCACCAAGAGATAATGAGGATGTGATGTGTGACTTTGTAAGATTTGGTCAGAATTATGTACCACGATCAGATGATACATTTGACCATGTTCCGAGTGACATTACAAACAATTCTGGTTGGGTATCAGGCTGGGAACAAAGACAAGGCCGACCTACAAATAGTAGTGTACCTTTAGATGAATTCATGGTATAATAGGCAGATCACAAGGAGAAGTCTATGCCAAAAAGAAATGTTCCGCTCACTTCAAATACCGCATACTGCGTTTTTAAAGAAAACGGAAAACAATATACCGTGTACTCAAAACAAGTACTTAACCGACGAATCGAAGAAGGTATCATTACCGATACAGATCGAGTCGTAATTAAGAGGATCGGCAACTAATGTCTATAATGGATAAACTAAAAAAGAATTCGAAGATTAAAGAATCATCAATTCTTTCTGAATCAAAATTCTTTACAGATAAAGATATGATTCCAACTTCAGTGCCAATGATTAACGTGGCGCTGTCAGGTGATATGGAAGGTGGTTTGACCCCAGGTCTTACAGTTCTTGCAGGCCCGTCAAAACATTTTAAAACTTCCTTTGCATTGATTATGGCATCAGCATACTTAGAAAAGTATGAAGATGCAGTTCTACTCTTTTATGATTCAGAGTTTGGTTCACCTCAGTCTTACTTTCAGACTTATGGTATTAACACCGAGCGTGTACTCCATACTCCTGTCATGAATATTGAAGAACTCAAGTTTGATCTAATCAATCAGCTTGAAAATATTGACAAGAAAGATAAGGTCATTGTGATCATCGATTCTATCGGTAATATTGCTTCGAAGAAAGAATTAGAAGATGCAATGAATGAAAAGTCCGTGGCTGATATGTCACGTGCAAAGCAGCTCAAGTCATTATTCAGAATGACTACACCATATCTTACAATGAAAGATATTCCGTGTGTTGCTATTAACCATACGTATAAAGAACAAGGACTGTTCCCGAAAGATATTGTATCAGGTGGCACAGGCGTTTACTATTCAGCAGATAATATCTGGATTATTGGACGTCAACAAGACAAGCAAGGAACAGAGATCAAAGGTTATCACTTTGTGATTAACGTGGAGAAATCAAGGTTTGTTAAAGAAAAATCTAAATTGCCTATCTCAGTTTCTTGGGAAGGTGGTGTTCAGCGTTGGAGCGGTTTGCTTGATGTTGCTTTGGATGGCGGCTACGTCGCTAAGCCTTCTAACGGTTGGTATTGTCGTGTCGACCGGAGCACTGGCGAGCTTATGGACCCAAAGTCGCGAGAACGGGATACGCTCACTCCTGACTTCTGGGAACCCATATTGGCAGAAACAGACTTCAAAGACTATATCAAACAACGATACTCAATCGTAATGGAGGGTGTCAGTGCTGAAGGAGAATGAAGATTACGAACTGATTGCAGTTGAAGATAATCCTGATGCTTGGGGCGTCAGGATTAAAACTGGTATCTTTACTGAAACAGTTATTGTTTTTGGTGCAATTGGATTTAATCAAGTTAAAGATAATCTAACATTTAATTTTGAAGTGTATTCTTCACCAGATTCTGAATTAACACCAGAAAATGTTGATCTACAAGAACATTGTACAAAACTGTTAGAAAGTATTATAATTGACGGTATCGAAGACGGTACTGTGGAGTTAATGGACACTAATGCAAGCGAATCTTGAACAAACAATTTTAAGAAATCTCCTTACGGATGAAAAGTTTATGCGTAAGGTTTTGCCTTTTATCAAGCCTGATTACTTTGAAGGTGTTTATCGTATTCTTTTCAAAGAAGCTGGTAAGTTTGTTGCTAAGTATAATAAACTACCAACATCAGAATCTTTTCAGATTGAAATTGATCAGTCAGATCGCCTAACAGATGAACAATATCGTATGGCATCAGAGATTCTTCCACATCTTTTTAACAATGAAAAGGTTGATGAAGAATGGCTATCTAATACCACAGAAAAATGGTGTCAAGATCGGGCAATTCATAATGCCATCATGGAATCTATTTCTATTATTGATGGTAAACATGAGACACTTACAAAAGGTGCATTACCTGATTTATTAAGCAAAGCACTTGGTGTTGCCTTTGATACTAATGTAGGTCATGATTATGTCGAAAACGCAGAACAACGATACGAGTTTTATCACACTGAGGAAGAACGCTTACCTTTCGACCTTGACTACTTCAACCGAATTACAAAAGGAGGTTTACCGGCTAAAACGCTTAACATTGCTCTTGCAGGTACTGGTGTGGGTAAATCTTTGTTCATGTGCCATATGGCTGCTGCTTCTCTAACTCAAGGGTCAAATGTTTTATACATAACTATGGAAATGGCAGAAGAACGTATTGCAGAACGTATCGATGCTAACTTATTGAATGTGCCTATCGACCAGCTTGATAAACTATCAAAAGATATGTTTACAACAAAGGTTGCTGATATCTCTCGTAAGACAACTGGTAGTTTGATCATTAAAGAGTATCCTACTGGTTCTGCACACTCTGGTCATTTCCGTGGTTTATTGAATGAGTTGAAATTAAAACGAGAGTTTGTTCCGGATATTATCTTTATTGATTATTTGAATATTTGTTCTAGTTCAAGAATGAAAGGTATGGGTGGTGCAATTAACTCCTATAATTATATTAAAGCAATTGCAGAAGAGATTCGGGGACTCGCTGTGGAATTCGATGTACCTATTGTATCTGCAACCCAGACGACCAGGTCCGGTTATTCCAACTCTGATGTTGGCCTTGAGGACACATCAGAATCATTTGGTCTCCCTGCAACTGCCGACCTCATGTTTGCGCTTATATCTACAGAAGAACTTGAGAACTGCGGTCAACTCATGGTCAAGCAACTCAAAAACAGATATAACGACCCAACTGTCCACAAACGATTTATTATCGGCGTTGATCGAGCTAAGATGAGATTGTATGACGTTGAGGAACAGGATTTAATGAATGACGATCCTATCCCTGATAAACCGTTAAATAGTTTTGGTAATAACGAGAGACCTGATACAAATGGTTGGAAAATATGAAAGATGAACTAATGACTATTACTATGGAAGAATGTGGTGAAGTGATTCAAGCGTGTTCTAAAATGCAAAGATTTCCTGGTGATCAATCTGCAGAAATGTTAAAGAAAGAACTTGGCGATCTGTATTGTATGATTGAAATCTGTATTGAGAAAAGATTATTGACATATACTGAGCTTATGGATGGAGCACGAGCCAAACGACATAAACTAAAAGAGTGGAGTAATCTTGAATTATGAATGTCAAACTAATTAGTTACAGCAAAGGTCATGGCTCTATGGGTGGAATCAAAGAGCTCAAAGATCTTATTGCCTATAGCGCACGTGTATCTAATCCATCTAATCAAATGAATACGGAAACAAATGACAAACTTCTTAACTACCTTATCAAACACAAGCATTGGTCTCCCTTTGAAATGGCGTCGGCGTGTCTTGAGATTGAAACGACTCGCGACATCGCTCGTCAAATACTAAGACATCGGTCATTTTCATTTCAAGAATTCAGTCAGCGATATGCAAATCCAGATGCTGAATTTGATCAGATGTTTGAAAGACGTGAACGTCGTGAGCAGGATCCTGTCAACCGTCAAAATTCTATTCCGGTAGAAGATGAAAGTTACGACTGGGAAAGACTGCAGAAACGTGTTGAGTGGATGTGTGAACGGGAATATCGCAATGCAATTAAAATGGGTATTGCAAAAGAACAAGCCCGAGCATTGCTTCCTGAAGGTTTGACTAAGTCACAGATGTATATGAATGGAACGATTCGTTCTTGGATTCATTATATTGATTTGAGATCTGGCCACGGAACTCAGAAAGAACATATGGAAGTTGCAAGAGCTTGTGCAAAAGCTTTAGAACCAGTATTTCCTATGATTATGGAGTTTGTTAATGAGTAGCTTTCCACCAATTCATGCAATTCCTGGAGTACAGTATAATCCAACACCAGAAGTGACTACTACAAGCAAGGATATAATCCGTGTCTATGATGATAAAGTAGTGACTATTACAGCAGAATACATCACATATGATAAAGGAGGAAGTGTCAAGACTGTTACAAATACCAGTCAGCTAATTGACCTTTTAATATAATGTCTAAAATCGTCGATCTAAACGAATACCGTAAAAAGAAAGAAGAAGCTGAAGAAGCTGCAATGGCAAATGATTTGTATAATCTTCTGAGTGAACTTATGATCGACGATGAACCTCTCATAATTTCCATGATCGATTCAGATGGTAATGAAACTCGTATCAATTTGGATGATGTTTTAGGCCTAAGTGATTCAAATTATTCACCTTTTTAATTTTAAAATAATTTAAAAAAAGTGTGTACATTTCTCTCTTATATAGTATAATGGTACCATAATCAATGAGGAGAGAGATTATGAAAAATTATGTAACTGGCTTTGAGTACTCAGGTGTTAACGCAGCAACTTTAGCAGCTGCTGGTGTTGATTCGGTTGTTACTTTCAAGCAGGCTGTCAAGTCGCTTGGAATTCCTGGTACTAAGCTCAAAGGTTTAAAAGCATGTGCCAAATTGGTCATGTTCAAAGAAGATGAAGATGGCGAGAAAAAGCCACGGTTCTTCTCAGTGTTTGACGCGTCCGAAGTATTGGCTCGGGCGTAAGGAGAGATATTATGATTAAAGAAATGATTAAAGAAATCGAGGCGATGAAAGATTGCCGCCTTGTAAAGCCAACTCTTGCATACGATGCAATTGCATATCTTGAAGTTGATGATATTAATGAAATCGAAGATTTTGAAAGCATGAGTGTTACTGAAGCAGTTGATTACGTTCTTGATATTGTGAGGAGTGTATAATGGGTTATACTGCAAACTATCTTGACGTCATGATTGTACTTGGCGTCACTGGAGTTGCCATCTCTTGGCTGCTTATCTCTGGCGAATGGAGAAAGTTCTAATGATTCGCATTCTTCGTGAAACGACTGGTACGATGGGTGACTTCACCTACCAGCCACATTTATATTATGTCAATGAAAAAGACAAACTCGTTTGGTTTCAAGTTGGCGATTATTCTCGTGGGCTTGATAAGTATAATAAACCTTTGGCGTTCGACATGCGCCATCGTAAGTTTGATTTGGTTGGCACAGTTCCAGAGTTGCATGACGATTCTATTGTCGAAGTCAAATCTGAGAGTGGATATATCCACCACGTGAATACGAGTAAGAATACTTGTACATGTAAGGGATATAAATTCCATGGACGTTGCAAACATTTGAAGATGGTTGCATAAGTGATTGATAACGTTACACAAACTTTTGTGAAAATAGTTGTGTACATTTGCTTCAGACTTGGTATAATGGTCTTAAGAAATGAGGAGATATATTATGAAGATGTTAAATAAAGTTGCTGCTTCTACTACCATTCGTTTGGATATTATGAAAAAGCTAGATGCAATCTCAGTTGACATCGATCGCCTGATTAGTGACCTTAACGAGATTGGCGGTAAGAAAGACGAAGTCGACACGATTGGTGCTGCTTATTGGAATGTGCGTCGTGCGATG